GAATATGTTATCTTTGGAACCCTGTTACTGATGATTTATCAGTACGCAGTGTACAAGAAAAATATTCCGTTGAGATCTCTGGCAAGCACTTCCATTCGATAAAATCAAGATTGGCTAATAAAGACACACCTGTGAGGACTTCCGATATAGAGCGTATGCTTAATGTTGGTGGTTTTGACACGAAGAAGTCTGTCATAGCAGCACCATTGCTACTCAACTGCTGGGATTTTGACCCGTTGATACCAAATATCATTTCAACCGGTCACTTTAGCACTAATTTTGAGGCTTTGCCTAAAACAAAACAGGTTAGGACTGAAGATGCTAAGCATGTTGGACAGGCGACTTCTACGCCAGTGGTTAATCAACCGGCTTTATTTGCGGCGAAAGGCTTAAATGCTGATCGTAGCTGCATTGAGGGTCGTGTTAATAAACCACGTAACACAAAGGTTCCGATACAGAAGTATTTTGAATATGCGAGAGAATTCGTAAATCTGGTTGTACCAGATAGATTCAAAGGTACTGGGGCTCCATTGGATGCGGACGAAGTGAGGGAGAAGCAAAACGGCAAATTACAACGAAGCCGTTTTGATGAGGCAATACATGGTATGTCGATGATGGTATTCAATAAGTTGAAAGCCTTTATAAAGACCGAGACATACAATGCAGCAAAACCTCCACGGAACATCACAACGATGTCACCCGAGCTGACTATTAATATGTCAGCATACACGTTACCATTATCGGACTTCTTGAAGAAACTCGATTGGTATGCACCTGGTAAGTCTCCAAAACAACTTATACGCCGGGTACGTGATATTGCAGTCAAGGCTTTAGGCTTTGGTAAGGCATCGAGTGACTACGATACGTTTGATGGGTCAGTGAGTACATTTTTACAAGAGAATGTGACGTTGGCAATCGCAATGCGATGGCTGGCCGAACCTTATCGTGCATTGTACAAGAGGTATCATCAACAAGTGTTTAAGAAGAACGCTGTCACTGCTGAAGGAGAATTCTATGATGCAGGGGCAGGAACACGTAGTGGTTCTCCACTAACTACTTATAACACGTTGAAGAATGCATATAATTCATATTGCGCTCTCAGGAATATGGGATATAGTCCAAGCAAAGCTTTTGGCATGCTGGGACTGTACGCTGGTGATGACGGTGATACACCTAATTACGACGGGAAATTCTCGACGGAGTTAGAAAATGTGTCATCAGACCTTGGACAGATGTGTAAGGTACAAGTCGTTCCAGATGGAGAACCATTTCCCTTCTGCGGAAGATACTTCGTTAACCCTTTGCTGTCAGATGAAACATTCCAAGACCCTATGAGAACGTTGGGTAAAATTCATGTGACAGGGAATAAGGGAGTTACCAGGGAACAGGGCGCCGCGAACAAAGCTCATGGATATTTATCCACTGATGCATTAACACCATTGATCGGGACGTACTGTAAACGAGTTTTAGAGATTGTTGGGAACTTGAAGTTCAAGTCCGGAACACATGAGGAGCAATATAAGTGTTCAAATTCATGGCCGCAAAAATCTTTTGAAGATATATTAGCAGCTATGTCTAAGGTAATTGGATATACAGAAGAAGAGATACTGAGTATGTGTCTTATGATATCCGAGGTTCAAGGTTTAGACCAATTTCCAGCCGTTTTAAATATCGACGCCAAACATAAAGTTAAGGCTGTCGTTGACGGTGAGGTAGTTGGGATAGACCCACATAACATTCAAAATGAACCAATTATCAAAGACGGAAAACCAACAACAAGCTCTGGAGTCATGGAACAAGGACATCCAGAAAGCGGTAACAGCTCTAAACACGTTTTGGGGTCAAACGGAAGGCGCGCTCAAAAGAAAGAAGAAGAGCTTAGCAAACGTAGGACTCCAAACCCCAGAAATTCCGAGAGAAATCAAGGAAGAGGTAAACCGCATCCGCGGACTCCTCGCAGGGATGGAATTGTGTCCGGTCTCAGGACAGGAGCAAAGCGAGTGAGTAAGCAATAGTCGTAACCAAGACTAACAGGTTTCGGAAGAAACCCGCCAGGATTAACAACTACAGG